CATTAACGAAAACCCCTTCTGGAAGGGGGGAGACAACCCGCCGCACTCCAACGGGGGGGGGGATAGGGTCACCTCTGGAGAGGTACTACTAACAGGGGGTTCGATCAGCACAAAAGAACTAGTGAACAGGTGTACACTGAACATTTGTTCACCTGTAAATTTGTACACTGGTTTTTTGTATACTTGAACGGATGTACACCTGTCAATTTGACCGCATAGCAAATACTGTGCCAATATCAAAATGACTTCCGCTCCGCAATTCGAGCTTGGTTGTCAGTTTGACCGCTGGTTGTCAGCTCGACTACATAGCAACTATCGTGCCATATATCAAAATGACCTATAGTGAACATTTGATTTTAGGGTAAATCGACGAACTATTTTATTTTGAGTACTACCAGCCATATTGCAAAAAACGTCTTAGAATCGACACCAGGGGCCTTAGATTGGATTCCACCCAATAGTAGTATTTTGGAATTTTCCCTATAGAATAGCTGTGCATTGTGCCGATGAATTATTTAGGAGAATCTTTTACAATTCGCGTCCTAGGGGGTTGCAATGCTTAAAATTTATGCTCTAATGGCTCTTGTCAGTTGCAGTTTGCTTCTGACGGGTTGCAGTGTTCATCGGGTGACACTGACAACCGAGATCAAAGGTCGCCCGATAACGATAGGGATAGACTATGGCAGCGAAAACGCTAGCCCGACAAGAGTTTGTAGGCCGTTTACTTCAGGTGCTCAAAAATGACGTGCGAGAGTTTGGCCTAGCCGAACTGCCCGTCGTCAATCCGCCGATCACTCGCGAACAGGTGGACGCCGCAATCAAGCGGGCTGGTTTGCTTCGCGTGGTCGTTAAAGGTGCAGAGATTGTTGTACCTCGATCAGCAGAGTATGGTAACTGCAATTTGGAGAGCACCTGGTGTCAAGACCTGACAAACGTCCGCCGGATCAAGCTAGCTCGCAGCTAGTTTGACCGCACTTGATTTTGGTTTGTATCGTCGCCTCGTTTTTAGGGCGGCGATTGTATCTAGTTTTTTTTGAGGACTGAGAACATGAAAACCGCAGTTTATCCCAGTAAGTTCGCCGCAAAGTTTGGCTTCGCGGTTCAACGTGGCGACAAAGGTAACGCTTTGAGCCACGACACTGGAAAACCCGTTGCCAAGATGGACCCGGTTTACTGGGCTGGCTGGCTGAAGAAGAACGGAACGAGCACTGCTAAGGTGAGCGCGAAGAACAAGACGGATGGACCAGGTAAACAACTTGTGCCGGTCGTTAAGGCCATGTTTGTGAAGTCTCAAACGCAAGGTTACTTGACGTTGCAGGACATCGCAGAAATCGCGGGCTTGTCGCTTGTCAATTATGGGGTGGGATCGAAAGATTTCCGCAACGTAGTTAATAAGGTAGTTCGTGACGGGTGTTTGGCAGAAGGTGTTCGCGGCTTGTCGGTAGGCGAAGCTACCACGACGATGGATATTGGCGATGCTACCGCAGACGACGCCGACGTTGCAGCATTAATGGCTCTACTTGCCTAGTGGCTGTGGGGTGGGGGGCTAGTTTGGCTAGCCCTTCCCGCCGTGTCCACTTTGTTCCGATTAGAACCTTCGAAAGTTTAGACCATGTTAACAGAACTTCGCTCAGCCAATTGGAAACCATGCAAAGCCACCGTTGCCGAGGTTATCGCACTCAGCCCCGAAGTAGCCAAGCTAATCGAGGCAGCACGAACCGCATCCCAGAGGGTTTGGGAAAACGACACAATTCACGAGGTTATCGAACAAACCGGATTGCCAGTAGACGTTGCAACCGTTGCCGTCAAGCATAGTCGCATGACATCGACAGCCAGGGTTAGGGCATTGCAGATCGCTGAGATTTTAGCCGACTTGCAAACCGCAAACGCTCAGCCTAACGACTAGATGACAAAGACCCGTCAGGCTACCCCCTAAAAAGGGTAGCCAAATTTTTTCAAACTGAATAGGGAGTACCCTATCAGTTTATTTTTGGTAGTGTATTGAGTACAATACCCTACCCATTCTAATACAGAGAAGGAATAGGCAAGCCTATCTGATTTTCCTGTACCCCATACACATCCAATCTCACACTCTCAAAATATAGTCTTTCCCAAACAAAAACATCACAATCCAACCCCAAACACCCTTAAAACCCAAACCCAAAAATCAACTGGGAGCATAAACATTACTGTCTATTCTAAACCAAAACCTCAAACCCTCTATCTATCCTATCTATACCTTAAAAGAGTATTATATATATAGTTATAAACATTTTTATTTAAAGGAAAAACAATAATGGCTTCACAATTTTCAACCCACAACCACAAACTAGAAGCAGCTTCAGCACACGTTAAAGAAACCAAAGAATTAAAGAGCGAACTAAACCAAAAGCGTTCTGAAGAAGCTAAGATTAAATATGAAAAGGCTCAAGCAGCAAAAGAACTACAGCTTAAAGCAGAACTCAAAGCACAAGAAAAACTTGCTGAAGAAGAATTAGCAAAGAATAAGACAGAAGATAATAATGCCTAGTCAAGAACAGCTTGAAATAATATACACTATAGCCAAACAGCTTTCTTCAAATAAATGGATTCCAGGTTACGATAAAGAAGACATTGAGCAAGAAGCTATTATTATTGGAATGAAAGGTGCTTATAGGTATAATGGAAGTATCCCGTTTGATAAATTTATCGGGAACCATATGAGAAATCGCTTAATAACTTTAAGACGGGACAAATACATTAAACCTGGATGTTCTTGCGGGGAATGTAATAAGTGTAATATAAATTCTTCAATAGTATCTATTATGTCTGCTTCTGATCAAGACATATCTGAAAACATCTGTGATAATTCATTTGATAATATTGAATCACAAGATCTTCTAGAATATTTAGATGATTTTATCCCCGCCGATCTTAGAGAAGATTATCTAAAACTATTAAGCGGGATTACTATTCCTGCCAATAGAAAAGAAAAATTAAAAGATATTATTAAGGATGCTTTAGATGGCTAAAAAGATAATTGATCAAAAGGGAAAAAAGTCTGGTCCTTGGTCTGCTGCTGATAAGCAATATATAAGCGATCAAGCAGGAAAAATTGTTCCAGAAGCTATTGCAGAAAAGCTTGGGAAGAATGCTAAAAGAGTTAGAGACTACATGGCCAAACAAGGTCTTATGAAGTACTACTACAAGGATGAACTAGAAAAAGATCAGTTACAAAACATTAGAAAAAGTAGATACTGGGAAACTTTACAAGAACAGTTTGATGCTTCTGAATTAGATTCCTTCGAGTATCACTGGAAAAATATTGTAAGACAGTTTAGAGATGATATTCTACATACTGAAGAAATGCAAATAGTAGATGCTATTAAGCTTCAACTAATGATGGACAGAAATCAGAAAAAACAAAAACAAGCAATGGATCATATTGATTTTCTTAAAGGTGAAATTCAAAAGGAACATAAAAAGAAACCTCCTAATGAAAATCTAATTAAGGGCTACAGTCAAGATTTAGCAGCTTGTTACTCTGGTATAGAAGCTCTTGATAAAGATCACGTTATGCTTTTAAAAGAGAAGAATAGCTGTCTTCAAAAATTAAAAGCTACTAGAGAGGGTAGAATAACTCAAATAGAAAATAATAAGGCTAGTTTAACTTCTTGGATAAAAGAAATATATACTAATCCAAAATTAAGATATGCTCTTGGGCTACAAATGGAAAAGATGAGAATAGCTACAGAAGCAGAATATGAACGATTATCAATGCCCCATAAGTATGCCGATGGTATGATTGACAGACCCATTTTAAACCACGAAACAATATGTATGACTTCGACCCAGAACAATATAGAAGACGAGGAAGATATAGTAATTCAAGAAACGATAGAAACTATGAACCAGTTAGAAGAGAATGTTTAAAGCGGGATAAACATAAGTGTGTAATGTGTGGTTCAAGGAAAAGCTTACAAGTTCATCATATTATAGAATATGCTAAGAGTAAAGCTTTAAGAAATGAGATATCAAACCTTATTACGCTTTGTAAAAAACACCATTTAGAAGTAACCGGAAAAGAAAGGCATTATGTCGAACTATTACATAATTTAATAAAAAAGAATGCCTAAAAAGAAAAACGATATATTTCCTGGATTAAAATTAAATAACCTTACCGTTATAGAAATAGATAAAAATTCTGGCGGACATTGTAAACACTACTATTGGCTTGTGCAATGTGATTGTGGTAACATTATTAAAAGTAGATCTTGCAGTATAAGAAAAGGAAATATTAAATGTAATAAATGTTTTTCTGGAGAAGATTTAACAGGAAAAATATTTGGGGGAAAATTAGGTAAAATACTTGTAATAGGATTTGATAAATATGATTTTAGATATAATAGAAGAAGATCTATGTGGAAATATAAGTGTTTAAAATGTGGTAGGGTTAAATCTGAGACTGGAGATGTTATTAAAAGGAATAATATATCTACTTGCGGAGATACTAAATGTATTCCAAAAGGAGTCAATCATCCAAAATATAATCCAAACTCAAAACAACTATATGCCAGAAATGGGCAAAGACATAGAGATTGGTCTAAAAGTATTTTCATTAGAGATAATTACAAATGTGTTATTTGTGGTTGTAAAAATAAAATTCAATCACACCATTTAAACGGTTGGAATTGGGATAATAAAAATAAGTTTAATATTAATAATGGTATAACATTATGTAGCGGAAAACCAAATGGATGTCATTATAAATTTCATAAAAAATATGGATCGGGAAATAATACTTTTGATCAATTTTTAGAATATATTAAAGATAATAAAGAGCTATTTAATAAACTACTTATAAGAAAAGATTTTATAATTTTATGAAAATTTTTGTGGATAGTCGCGAACAAATTCCTTTTGATTTCTCTTTTTGGGGATTTGAATCAGAAATAATTTGCCTGAAAACTGGAGATTATTATTTTGAAGATTATCCAGATCTTGTTATAGAAAGAAAAAGAAACACTGGAGAGATTGCTATTAATTTTGGACAGAAGTGGAAACAGTTTGAAGCTGAGTTTATAAGAATGAGTGAATATAAACATGCTTATCTTATCTGTGAATTTCCTTTAGAGAATCTTGATGTTTTTCCGGATAAATCTGGAATACCCAAAAATAAACTTTCAAATATAAGAATGCCAGGATGGCTAATAAAGAAAAAACTTTTTGAAAATTGTTCTAAGTATAATATTAAACCTTTATTCTTTCACGATTCCCAACAAGCCCAACAGGGTATTATAGAAATTTTAAATAGTATATGATAGACTTAAAAAACAAAACAAAAGAAGAAATAGATAAAATAAGAGATGATTATAAAAACTATGGTGGATTAGTTTTTAATGATGATACTTTATATAACCCACTTCAAAATATTCCAAAAGAACTTGAAGAAACTCCACACCTTTATTATACATGGTTATTATCAAGACAAGAATATTTAAACTTTTTTTGTTCAGAGTTTCTTAATGTAAATCCATTATTATATCAATCCTGTATTATTCAAGAGCTTTGGAATAGAAAATTTCCAATGTTAATAGGATCTAGAGGTCTTGGAAAAACTTGGATGATGGCTGTTTATGTAATGATTAGAGCAACATTGTTACAAGGAAGGAAAATAGTTGTTGCTGGGGCATCTTTTAGACAATCTAAATTAGTTTATGAATATTGTTGTCAAATATGGAATAGTGCGCCGCTATTAAGAGATTCTGTTAGGTCTTTTTCTAGCGATCAGGGACCAAAGGGTGGTAATGATGCTGTTCATTTTAAAATAGGTGAATCTACAATCATATTTATTCCTATTGGGACCGGAGGGACAATTAGAGGCCTAAGAGCCAATGATATTATAGTCGATGAATTTTCTTGTTTAGCAGATACAACATTGGTAGAAACATCTAATGGTTTAGAAAGAATATCTGACTGTATAAATGATAAAAATCTTAAACTTTACAATCGTTATGGTAACTTAGAAATACCAACAAAGAGAATTAAAACCCCCCTTACAGATGTTTATCAAATATCAGTAAGAAATGGTTATAGTTTTAAATGTTCGTCTATTCATAAAGTTTTAACAACCAATGGTTGGAAACTAGCAAAAGATTTAACGAATAAAGATAGTTTAATATTTGAAAATAATTATAAATTTCCGACAAGAGAAATAGATGGATTAACAGAAAATATAGCAGAATTAATAGGATTATTAGTATCTGAAGGATCTATTAATAATAAAAATTATATATCTATATCTGGAAGTTCTTCAGATTTAATGGAATATTTAGACAAACAGTATAAATATTTAAACCCAAAAATATATACAAGAAAAGCATATATTGATTATAGGGGGTGGAATTGTAAAGAATGTTATGCGTTTAATATTCATAATACTGAATTTAGAAAATTTTTATTAAATTTAGGATTAGACTATTCTCTTGTATATGATAAAAAAATACCTTGGTCTATTTTACAATCTCCTAGAAATATTATTATTAAATTTTTAAATGGTTTGTTTAATGGTGACGGAAGCTGTTTTGTTTTTGAAAGTTCTGGTAAAACACGATTTGGAGTAGCTTATTATAGCGTATCAGAACAACTTATAGACGAATTACAGGTATTACTGTTTAAACTTGGGTATATTTCAAACAAACAGGTTAGAAAAAGCAAAATTAGCAATAAACCACAATGGATGCTTAGATTAAATGGTCAATATGCATATGATTTGGCTATAGAATTAAATATACCAAGATTTAATAATATAATTAAAGAAAAAGAATATGAAATACATCAAAGAACAGATTGTGTAAATTTTAGAAATGGATATTATTGCGCCGAAGTATATTATATGGGAAGAAGTTATAATCTTGGATCTAGAGTTAAAACTTACGAAAAGGCTATAGAACTTGTAAATAATTTTTTAGAAAAAAATCCAAAATGTTTTAAAGTTAAATCTGTTAAAAAATTAAAAGAAAAAGAACATCTTTATGATTTTACTTTACCAGAAACGCATTCTTTTATTGGTAATGGATTTATTCAACATAATTCTCATAATAAAGAAATATTCGAGAATGTTATTGCTGGATTCGCTGCTGTACAAGGTTCTCCACATGAAAAAGTTGCGGAAAAATTAGAAGAAGATTTTAATAATATGTTTGGTTTTGATGTATTACAAGAAAAAGATGATTTAAATATATCTAATCAAATTATAATTTCTGGTACTGCATATTATCACTTCAATCATTTTGCACAATATTGGGAAAGATGGCATAAAATAATATCTTCTAAGGGAAGACCTGAAAAATTAAAAGATATATTCCCAGACGGTATTGAAGAGGGGTTTGATTGGAAAGATTATTCTATTATAAGAATACCATATAATATACTACCAAATAAATATATGGATGATGGTAATATAGCTAGATCAAAAGCAACTTTAAATTCTGGTCTTTTTACAATGGAGATGGAAGCTGTCTTTAGTAAAGATTCAGACGGGTTTTTCAAAGCAACCTTAATAGAATCTTGTGTAGCATCTGATCATAACGAAATAGAAAAGAAAGATGGATTGATTAATTTCTTTCCAAGATTGAGTGGAGATCATGACAAAAGATACTATATGGGTGTTGATACAGCTTCTCAAGTGGATAATTTTGCTATTGTTATTATTGAGGCTCATAAGGATCATAGAAGAATAGTTTATTGCTGGACAACCAATACAAAAGAATTTAAACAAGGAAGAAAGTCTGGAATAATTGCTGAAACAGACTTCTTTAGATATTGTTCGGGTAAAATTAGAAGTTTAATGTCTAAATTTCAAATTGAAAGAATAGCAATAGATTCTCAGGGTGGTGGTAGAACAATTTATGAAACACTACATGATAAAGCTTCTCTAAAACCAGGAGAACAAATGATTTGGGAAGCAATTGAGCCTGGAAAGATTAAAGAAACAGATTCAGAAGAAGGTCTTCATATAATTGAAATGGTTAACTTTAGAAAACAAGAATATACGCTTAATGCTAATCATGGTCTTAAAAAGGATTTTGAAGATAAGGTATGTTTGTTTCCTGAATATAATCCAGCTATTCTTGCGTCATACGCAAACCTTGAGGGTAAATTTGCGCAGGAAATGGAAGATTGTATTGAGAACATTGAAGAACTTAAGAGGGAATTAACGCTTATTGTTGTTACTTCTACTGCTACTGGTAATGAAAGATTTGATACGCCTGAAAACAAAGCTTCTGGAGTATCAGAAACATCTAGAAATAAAAAAGATAGATATTCTGCTTTAATTATGGCTAATGCTTCCGCAAGAAAAGATTATCATGACGAAAACGATTATTCCGCAAGATCTATTGAGCAGATTGCTAATAACTCTTTAGGAAGAGAAGATGCTGCCTATATTGGACCAGCATGGATAATCGAAAGATTAAATAACCTATATTAAGAGTATTTATTAATAGCATTGGTAATTCAATTAGGTTTTTAGCGGAAAATATAATGTCAGAAAATAAGAAAATTGAAATAGACGAAGATATCTATGAAGGTTTAGAGCCAATTATAAAATCTAAAGCTTCAAGAACTTTTGAAGGTTGGAATAATGATACTTCTATAAAAAGTGATTTTACAAGAGAAGATTATAATCATTTTCGTCAATCAACAGAAACAAAAAGTAGAGCGTCTAGTGTATCATTGTGTCAAGAAGCATATGATAAAGTAGGTATTATTAAAAACGTAATAGATCTTATGTCTGATTTCGGATCTAAAGGTATTACAATTAGACATTCTGATCCAAAAATAGATAAATATTGTCAAAAATGGTTTAAGACTGTTAATGGTCCAGAAAGAACAGAAAGATTTCTTAGCTCTTTATATAAATCTGGTTCAGTTGTTATATATGAAAAACTTGGAAGATCTACTGACGAAATTAATTCTAAATATATACCTATTCAATATACATTTCTTAATCCAGCGGTAATTGAAGTAGAAGGAGAAGACAAAGGTATTATTCCTTCTGACTTTAAATATAAAATAAAATATTCTAAAAATACATTAAGATTAATAGAAGAAAAAAAGATTCAGTCTGTTATTCCAGAAGATCTTGCAAAATATAAGAGTGCAGAATCAGTTTTACCAGATAAAAGAATATCAGTATATAATTATAAAAAAGACGACTGGAATTTTTGGGGAAACTCTATAATCTATGCTTTATTAGACGATTTACAGGTTCTTGAAAAGCTTAGATTATCAGATATAGCAGCTTTAGATGGTGTTATTTCTTCTGTTAGATTATGGAATGTAGGTAGAATTACAGACAATCCTCAAACAACTATTTTACCTACTAAAGCACAGCTTAAAAAAGTTGCTTCAATGATATCTAATGGTGTTGGTGGTGGTTCTATGGATCTTGTTTTTGGTCCAGAATTAGATTTTAAAGAATCAAGTACTAATATTCACCAATTTCTTGGAGAAGGTAAATATAAGCCAACCCTAGATTCTATTTATGATGGACTAGGTATTCCTTCACCATTAAGAAGTGGTAATAAAGGTAATGATGCCGGAAACACAATTTCTCTTAAAACACTTATTGAGAGATTACATTATGGAAGAATGTTAGTAATAGATTTCTGGACAAAGCAATTAAAGAAAATATTTAAAACATTAGGATTTAAAACTACAGAAGACCCAATTGTAGATTTTGACCATATGATTCTTACTGATGAAGCTGCTGAAAAGAAGCTTTTGTTAGATATGGTTGATAGAGATATGATAGATTTTGAAACAGTAAGAGGAAGGTTTAATCTTATTCAAGATATTACAAAAAGAAATCTTATTAAAGAAACTGCTGAAAGAGGTAATACTGAGCCAGTTAAAGCTGGGCCTTTTCATAATGCTAGTTCTAGTGATGAAATGAAAAAGGGATTATTACAATCTGGCACAGTTCTTCCTAGTGAAGTTGGTTTAAAACTTAGTGTTTCAGATCAGGAAGTACAAAAAAGATTTAAAGCTAATCAAAAAGCTAGTAAACCAGCGGCTTCAGCTACCTCTAATGTTGCTAAGAAGTCTTTTTCAAATACTCCTGGAAGACCTAAGAATCTTACCGAAACAAAGAAGAGACAAAAGAAGGCTTCAGCTATAGTTTGGGCATCTAATGCTCAAAAAATAATATCAGATATCTATACACCAATAGTATTGAGTATTTATAAGAAGAAGAACGTTAGAAGTTTATCTTCCGAAGAAACTAATAATTTAGAAAATGCTAAAGCAAAAATATTATTATCATTAGAACCATTTTCTGAAGTCAATGAAGAAACAATATTAAAGTCAATTGGTAAAAAAATAGATCTAACTGATCTAATTGAATTTTGGAAAGATACAGAAAACGATATTGGTGAATTAACAATTATGCAAAAAAGAGAAATTAACAGTATTTTTTACTCAGAAAGATTAGAATAATGTCAAAAGTTGTTGTTACATATGATACAGATACTAAAGAATTACAAATGACCATTGATGGACAGAGTAGAGGACCATTAGAAGAATTTAATGTTTATTCTGATTCTCAAGGCGAGGAAAAATATGGTTATTTCCGTGCTAGTTTTAGAGATATTAAAGAAAATGGTGTAAGATATTCTCTATCTGCTCATGGTTCAAAAATAGAAGAAGATAACGAGTTAGAAAGCTTTATAAGACAAGCTTTAAAGAAAAGTGATAAATAAGAGTATTTATTTATAGATAAAGACTAATAGAAATAAACTATGATAATTTACAATCAAGAAAAACAAGACGGACTAGAACAAATACTTTTATCTAAAGCCTCCGTTAGTTTAGATTGTAAAGTATTACCGAAATTAAACGTATCAAAAGCTGTTAAAAACACAAGCTTAGATATTCATAATTTAGATTGTATTTTAGTATCTGTTGGTTGGAATGAAAATGATGACGTTTTTGATAAGCTAGAAACTTGGAAAGCAAGATCTACACCTATCAATAAAAGATTCAATTTCATGCATAATGAAAAAGATATTATTGGACATATTACTTCTGCTTCTGTTTTAGATATAGATGGTAATATTATTCCCGATGATACTAAAGAAGAAGATCTTCCTGACTTTTTTGAAATTTCAGTTGGATCAATACTTTATACATTTTGGGAAGATGAAGAACTCCAAGCTAGAGCAAGTAATTTATTATCAGAAATTCCTGATGGCAAATGGTTTGTTTCAATGGAAGTACTTTTTCCAAGTTTTGATTATGCATTGACTAAAGGTACAGAACAAAAAATAATAGAAAGAGATGAAGAAACATCATTTCTAACAAAATATCTTCGCATTTACAACGGTAAAGGCGAGTATGAAGGATGGAAAGTCGGAAGAAAATTAAAGAATATGTTTTTTAGCGGTAATGCTCTTGTAAATAACCCTGCTAATAAACGATCATTAATAACTTCTTTTAATTTTAACGGGGCGCAAGCTTCTACAAGTATTTTTAACGAGGTAAACATGGCCGTGGATCAAAAAGATTACGACAAAGCTGTTGCTGAACTTGCAGTCTCTAAAAAAGATTTTGAATCAGTAACCACAGAAAGAGATTTGCTTAAGTCTAGTGCTGAAACATTCAAGAATGATTTAGAAGCATCTAAAGCACTTAATGCTGAATTAAAGAAAGAAGTTGAAGCGGCTAAGGCTGAATCAGCTAAGAAAGATGAAAAACTTTCAGAAGTTAACAAGAGTTTAGCAGAAGTATTAGAAAAGGCAAGAGATCAAGGTAGAGTTTCTACTTTGGTATCAGAAGGCGTTGATAAAGCTAAAGCTGAAGAAATCGTTGTTAAGTTTGCAAAAGCTTCAGACGAAATGTTTGGTGAAATTGTTGATCTTTATAAAACTGCTAAGCCAGATGTTAAAGAAACGATTCAAAAAGAAACAGAAAAACTAGAAACAACTAAAGCAGAAAAAGACGAAGTTGAAATTTTAATTGAATCAGCAGTTGATAAATCTGATGAACTATTAGAAGTTTCAAAAGCGTTTCTTTCAGAAATTTTCAAAAAGGGTGCTAAATAATGCTTAAACCAGATAGAAATTTAACCCAATGGGTTTTCAATTATAAGGCTGGAGCAGTAGGCGAAATGGGTGGACTAGTTTCATCCAGTACAGCGGCTTCTGGTGTTGGTGCTAATGGACCGGCTACAGCATCATATTTAGCTAACCCATCGGGCGCTTTTGTACTAGGTGTACAATTAGATAACGTTGTTGTTTTAGACGAAAGAATCGACAGAAATCGTTATAAAGAAAGCGTTGCTGTTGGCGATCAAGTAAGTATTGGTAGTGAAGGTTGGGTTGTTACTGATAGAGTATATCCTGGCGTTACTCCTGCTGCTGGAGCATCTGCATATTTAGGTGCTAGTGGTTATTTTACAAACGTACAAGCTACTGGAGCACCAAAAGTTGGTCGCTTTGAAACATCGAAAGATGAAAGTGGTTATGTTAAAGTCTCTCTTAATATTCCTCTATAAGGTGAATAAATGAATTCATTATTTAAAAAACCCCCAGCTCACCTTGTTGATATTATGAAGAAGGCTGGAGATTCAGATCCATATATCGCATGGCCAAACCAAAGATTATTTGCTAAAGCTTTTAGTCTTCCTTTAGAGGAAGCTCTTTTAGATGGCGATATTCTAGGTGGTCTTTTCCAAACAGTTAATCTTACCAATGGTGAAAGTTTAGATTATCCTTTAGATATTCTTAATCCTGGCCAACAAGAAGATTTTATTGCTTATGTTTGTCCAGATCAGGGTAGAATTCCTGAAAGACAAGTTTCCAGCACTGATTTGCATCTACGAACCTATCGTATTGCAAACTCTATTGATATGCTTTTACGTGTCATTCGTGATGCTAACTGGGATATTTTAGGTAGAGCGCTTCAAGTAATGGAAAACGGATTCATTCAAAAGATGAACGTTGACGGATGGAGAACTTTAATTAGTGCTGCTGAAAGTCGTAATATTGAAGTTTATGATGCTTTAAATACGACTGGATTCTTCTCACGAAGATTACTATCACTTATGAAAATTGAATTTCGTAGAAGTGGTGGTAACTCAGCTACTCCTAATCGTAGAAGAATGACTCACTTATATATTTCACCAGAAGGTATTGAAGATGTTCGTCTTTGGCCTGTTGCTGAAGTTGATGATCTTACCCGTAGAGACTTATTCCTAATGGCTGATGGAACCATTCCTAGCATTGGTGGAGTTAAACTAGTAGATCTTGACGAGCTTGGTGTAGGCCAATCTTTCAATGATTACTATGTTCAAATTAAAGGTTCTGCTATTGGAAATAGTAAGACTGAAATTTGTATTGGTGCAGATTTAAGTAATCCTTCCTTTGTTATGCCTGTTAGAGAAAATCTAATGATAACAAACGATCCTATGTTACACAGAAGTCAAAAGGCTGGTTTCTATGGTTGGTTTGAAGCTGGCTACGCCGCTCTAGACAACAGAGACTTAATTATTGGCGCATTCTAAAGAATACCAATAGCCTATATTTATAAAAGCTCCATTACAATTATTTGTAACGGGGCTTTTTTTATTGCTTAAAAGAGTAGTTATATATAGGGCTTATGTGGTATTTTTACAAGTTTAGGCTAAAATTAAATGAGTAGATATGCAAATTATAAAAAGCCAATAGTTGATGATACACATTCTTATTCTACAACATATGGTGGTTCTAATTCTAATTTAATAACTCATAATCTTGGTTCAAAAGATGTTGATGTTTTTGTTTATAGAATGGCAGACAGTATTCAGGTTTATCCATCGGTTGAAAGAACTACCGATGACACAATAACAATTACTCATAGTGTTGCTCCAGGTTTAGGAGAATTTAGAGCTGTTGTTGTTATTGTTGGTGTTTAATTTATGATTTTATTTAAAGAGACTAAATATGAGCGTTCCATTTTACGATAAATTAGAAATTATTGTTCCTGCTGGTGGATCAGCAATAAGTGTTACTGATAACACAAATTCTTTTGGTTTATATTGGAGTAATGGAACACCAGAATCATCTGTAACGGCTCCTGTTGGTTCTCTTTGCTCTGATTATACTAATGGTAATATTTATAAAAAATCTACAGGTGTTGGTAATACTGGATGGTCTATCATGGCTTCTGGTACTGGTTCTACTAATCTTGGCATTACAAAAAGTTCAACAACAAACGTAATTGAAAGTGATACTGGTACTGATGCTACCATTACTGCTGCCGACGTAACAAATGCTGGTTTAATGGTTCCAGCACAATTTACTAAATTAGGTTATGTTACTGTTACTCAAGCTGTTGATCTTGATGATATGGAATCTGATATTGCAGATTTAACAACCTTAACGGGTGTTGCTAGTAATGCTACTCATCTTGGTACGTTTACCGGATCAACAATTGCCGATAGCGTTACGGTAAAAACAGCGTTACAATCTCTTGAAACCACTGTTGAAACTAAACTAAGTACTTCATTAACTTCCGCAACAATTTTTGTTGGAAACGTTTCAAACATAGCTACTGGCGTAGCTGTTACTGGAGATGTTTCTATTACTAATGCTGGCGTTACAACCGTTATTTCTTCAAGTACTACTGTTGCTGGTAAAGTAGAATTAGCAACGGATGTAGAAACAAAAACTGGATCTGATACAGTAAGAGCAACTACTCCGTTTGGTGTTAATTCATATTTTACTACTTTGGTTGGTAACGCTTCTGGAACACAACATCTAGGAACATTTACTGGAACAACTATAGCAGATAACGTTACTATTAAAGCTGCTTTACAATCATTAGAAACATCTGTTGAAACAAAACTAGCATCATCTTTAACAAGTGCTAGAATATTTGTCGGTAATGCTTCCAACATTGCTACTGGTGTTGCTGTAAGCGGTGATGTTTCTATTAGTAATGCTGGTGTTACAACGGTAGTTTCAGCTAGCACAACAGTTTTGGGTAAAGTTGAATTATCAACAGAAGCAGAAACCCTTACTGGTACTAGTACATCTTTAGCTGCTACTCCAAAATCTGTTTCAGACTATATTACTACTTTAGTTGGTAATGTTACGGGAACAGCTAATCTTGGTACTTTTACAGGAGTTACAATTGCTGATAGTTCAACAGTTAAAGCTGCCTTACAATCTCTTGAAACAAAAGTAGAATCTCTTGTTTCTGGTTTACAGTTTGTTGGAACCTGGAATGCTACAACTGCTGCTCCAACACTTAATAATAATGAGTTTGTTAGAGTAAGTGTTGCTGGTACAACTTCGATTACAACTGTTAACCAAGGGGCTAAAACCGATTGGGCTGTTGGTGACTTTGTAATGAAGGATAATACTGGAAATATTCACGTTATTGATAACACTGATGCTCCAGTTAATCTTGCTGTAGGCACTGTTACAACTACCACTGTTCCAATTACTAATTCTCTTGGTACAGGTTTTACAATTCCTGCTGCTACAACAAGCTTAGCTGGTGCTCTAGGTTCTACTGATAAAACTAAACTCGATAATTTAGGTGGATACCAAACAACTTATGGTGGATTAACATCAAATACTATTACTCATAGCTTAGGAACTAAAAATGTTCAAGTATCAGTATATAGGGTTTCTGACGATGTTCAGGTTTATCCAACAATAGTAGCTACAAGTACATCAGTTGTTACTATAACACATAGTATAGCACCTGCTGCATCATCATTTAGAGCAGTTGTAAGTAGAACAACTTCGTAAGGATAGTTAATGAGCGCAATATTTTTTGATTCTCTTGAAACTCAGGTTTCTAGTAGTACTCCACATAGTATTAAAACTAATGGTTCTCAAACTACTAGAGAATATATTAGTAATGGTACACCAGAAGGATCTATAACCGCTGTTGTTGGTTCTACTTGTATTGATACTACTACTGGTGTGACATATCGTAAAAATGCAGGAAGTGGAAATACTGGTTGGATTAATACTGATGGTGCAACATTGCATACGTGGAATCTATCAAGCGGTATGGCTCTTGTGTCGCAAACCGAAATTAAAAAAACTTCAGCGACAGTAGGATGGAATGAGCAGGGCTATTCAACCGAGGGATATGTTCGCGGGTGTTTTGTCACTTTCCGAACGGCTTCCGTTAGCGGTACGCAGCGTTTCATGATGGCGCTTAATAGCGACCCAACCGCAGATGCTAGCTACACTTCACTTGACTATTCATTCTATGTCAACATAACTGCTGGAAATGCAGAAGTTTGGATCAATGGTGCGTCCACTGCGTATACAACCGCGATCACTACATCCACCGTACTGGCAATTACCTACGATGGAGAATACGTCCGGTTCTGGGCGGATAGCACGTTGGTTCATACGGTATCTCGGGCGATTGGTTCAGCACTCTATTTGGATTCCTCTTTCTACGATGTTGGGGCTTCTGCAACCAACATTCACTTTGGCCCAATGGGATCGGCAACAGGATTGGCCGATGGCGACAAAGGTGATATCACCGTATCTAGCACTGGAACTGTTTGGACTGTCGATAATGACGTAATAACAAACGCCAAATTAGCTAATATGACTAGCGGAACAATTAAAGGATGTGTTTCTTCTGGAGATCCAATTGACTTAACTCCAGCACAAGCTAGGTTAATATTAAGAAAAGCTAAAAATGCTTTAACATTCGCATCAACACAAAACTGGGATTTAAATGACGGTTTATACCATACTTTAACGGCTACTGGAAACTTTACTTTAAACCTTCCTTCAAATATAGTTGAGGGTGAAACAGCATTTATTTACGCTAAACAAGATGGAACAGGATCAAGAATATTAACATTAGCTTCTGGATATCAAACCCCAGGAGGAACACAACCAGTTTTATCAACTGCTGCTAATGCCGTAGATAGATTAATGTTTTTCTTTGATACATCAAGTACATGTACTGCAACAATAACAAAAGATATTAAAACAATATAATTAAAAGAAAATAAAATGTCAGACGTAAAATTATTAGACGCTTTAGCTACATATAGTCCAGCACAAATAGCCCAACTTAGATCAATTCTTCGCGTTTCAAAATATACATTAACATTTAATACTACCCAAAACTGGGATTTAGCAAATGGTTTATATCAAACATTAACAGTTACAAATAATTTTACTTTAAACTTACCATCAAACATAGTAGAAGGTGAAACGGCATTTATATATGTCACACAAGATGGTACTGGTTCTAGACTAATAACACTAGCTTCTGGTTTTAAAACAGCGGGTGGAACAGGTATTACATTAAGTACTGCCGCTGGAGCTATTGATCGTTTAATGTTGTTTTTTAATACAAGTACTACATGTACAATTACTGTTACAAAGGATATTAAATAATGTTTGG